CTCTGCCCTCCTCTTCTAGATCATCCACTACCACAAGTGGGGCGAATGATCTCGTGTGTTCGGGGTCTAACCCCTATCCAACAAGGACACACACATATGGTTGCAGTTAATCGCAGCTACTACCGAGTCAGGGAGGTTACCCCTTCCTGGAAGCCACGCGTGGAGGACTTCACCATGTCTGGTGAGACTTCGAACCGGGACCCGCAAGGGAACCTGATTTTGAGTCATCACAAGTATGATAAGACCCACTATCGCAACACTTCTCTCGGTATTCGTGGGACCACCGCTACCAATTCGGGTCAATGGGTTTACCCAAACCCCTATGGTAACGTGTCCCCTGCCTCCGGGCAGGGGAGCGCTATCGCAAACCGCTGTTCTACGGCGGCCAGCAACAAGGCGTACGGGAAGTTCTTAAAACTTCTCCGTCGTGGTCAGAAGGCTAATCTCGGCGTGACCTTCGGTTCCGCCGGGCAGTCGAGGGACATGATTGTCAGTCGCCTTCGTGGCGTTGCTGACTATCTGGATCGCAAGATCCCTCCCCCTCACTATAAGATCCCCGCTAACTTGTACTTGGAAACCATCTTTGGATGGGTACCATTATACCAGGATGCGGTGGACGCCTTCTCTACGTTCTCGCAGCACGATCCTTCCCAGGGTCGTCAGCACATCTCCGCGTCGGGTCGGTCGGAAGACCGTTACCGGTACCTCGGTACCGGTCCCGCCACGGAAGACAATGGGCTGTGGGTCACTCGCGTGACCTGGTCTGCAGGGACAAGGGTAGCCAACCCTAATCTTTGGTTAGCCAACAAGCTAGGTTTGCTCAACCTAGCGGGAGTGGCGTGGGACCTAGTCCCATGGTCGTGGGTCGTCGGGATGTTTGGTAACTTTAACCAGGTGCTCTCGAGCACCACCGACCTCGTCGGGGTTGAGTTCATCGATCAGTCCGTTACGACTACCCACAGCTGGAAGGGTCTCTCCGTTGTCAAGAACAGCTCATCCCCGAGTCATTGGGGGTGGGCTGCCTATGACAATTTTGAGATCCACCGCACCGTAAGTTCGCCCTTGCGGCCGAAGCTCGATTTCCGTGTCCCCGAGCTGGACGCGGGCCTGTGCCTCACGGCATTGGCCCTTGTCACCCAGAAATGGAGTGGCAGGAAGCGAGATATTAATGTTCACCATCGCCGGTACCTAACCCAAACGGGACGCAAAGTCCCACCTGAGTACTGGCACCTTTGAGAAAGGAAAACACTCATGCCTCAGGCAACCGATCTGACCATCGCAAACGGTCAAGCAACCCCTGTCAACAAGACCTTCACCCTCATCGCTCCCGCGAGTGGTAACGGTGGGATCGCCGAATGGATGCTCAAAGAGGGCACCATCTCAGCGGTCTTTCCGTCCATCACTTTCATGGCTGAACGCCAGGCGACGAACAAGACCCGCAAGGGTCGCGTGAAGATCCGTGTTCCGTCTTCGTTCGTGGATTCGACCACGGGCTTGACGAATGCGGGGCCGGCTTACGAGTTCAATGGCAATTGGACCGTGCCGGATGACTTCCCTGAGTCCTCAAAAGCGGACGCTGCGGCCTATGTCTTCAATGGCTTGGCAACGGCTCTCTTTAAGACCCTGCTGAAGGACGCCACTCCGGCGACCTAAAGCGTGATGGAAACCGCACTCAAAGGGTTCCTCGCCACCGTCGTGGTGGCGGCGATTGCCCTCGGAACTGCCCGGGCCGCGTACGTCTTGTACACGGCCTGGTGACCATCATGGGAACTGACTCCCCGGCCTAGCCGGGTGTTATTTAACCTCCTAAGAGTGAGTTAAAGACATGGACCAAGTCCTTCAACTAGTCGAGAGCTTAGCTCAAGACGTCGCCTCCCCCTTTGCCCTCGCCGTGTTAACAGCATGTCGAGCAGGGGACTGGCTGGCCCTTCAGGGGCTTAAGCCTCAGCCGCATCACTACGACTCAGCAGAATCCTTGCGAAAGGACCTGCTTGTTGGGGAGCTTCTCCGTAAGGCGAACCTTCCAACCGGCGTAGACAAAGATGCGGCCGCTGTTGCATCGTTCTGGTCTTCAGAACGCCAGTGCGCTGCAACCAACGTACGCTTGGACCCCTTCCTCCATAATTGGGTTTCCCACCCTCAGGAGGTTGGCGTGCACGAGTCATTCGACCGTGTGCGTAAAGCAATCCGCCGCGTACTCGGGCCTTTACCGGCTAGCATGACGCCCCGCTTTTCTGGCGGAGCGACCGTAGGTGACACTGGTAAGTTGACGACCATACCCGACAAGTTGTCGAGCATACCGACGACCTATTCCACACTGACCGGGTCCCTCTTGGAAAACAGCTTCTGGCCCACCCGTTGGGGGTGGGAGCTGAAAACCTTAAGGAGGACCCCCCGCGTTGTCCGCGGGAATGAGTTCTTCACTGTCCCGAAGGATGGTACGAAGAATCGTGGCTGCGCTAAGGAAGCTTCCTTAGCTGTGTCACTCCAGCTCGCGCTGGCTCAAGAGCTCCGCAAGGGGCTCCTGAAGTGGCATGTGGATTTGAAGGTCGGCAAGGAGGTCCATATGCGTCTTGCCCGTGAGGGCTCACGCGACGGTCACCTTGCCACTTTCGATCTGAGTAACGCGTCGGACACCCTGGCCAGAAATCTGGTCAGGCTCCTCCTTCCGGAGGAGTGGTACGAGTTACTCGACTCCCTGCGTGCGAAGTTCACACGAGTAGAGGGCCGATGGGTCAGACTGGAGAAGTTTTCCTCCATGGGAAACGGCTTCACGTTTGAGCTTGAAACCTTGATCTTCTGTGCACTCGCCCGTGAGGCGTGCGCGGTTAGTGGTGTTGATCCCGAGGACGTTCGTGTCTTCGGGGACGATATCATCATACCTGTGGGTGCCTCCAAGGCACTCGCTGCACTCCTTTCTTTCTGCGGCTTTACGGTCAATGAAGGAAAAACCTTCCGCGATGGGAGGTTTAGGGAGTCATGCGGTGGGGACTACTTCGACGGTGATGACGTTCGCGCCATCTACCTCGAGGAGGTCCCCCGGGAACCGCATGAGTGGATAGCCCTCCACAACGCGCTTTGGCGGCACTCCCGTGAGGGGGCCCGCGCTGCGCGGCTCATTCGGCATTTTGTGCCGCGTGACGTGTGGAGGTGCAGAGGCCCAAGTTCCCTTGGGGACTTGGTTTTCCACGAGCTTGACCCCAGTAAGTGGGTTCGACGGGGTAATCCCGCTGAACCCGCAACATGGGAGTTCCGGACTTGGTCGCCGGTGCCTATCACTCTCGAGTGGAAGCACTGGCGTCCGGAGGTCAAGCTAACCTCTGCTCTGTTAGGGCTTCCGTCACAAGGGGTGACCCCTCGTGGCGGTGTCAGCGGTTACTCTTTCCGGTGGATACAACTACCGGGTAGTAAGTGGCTGCCCTAACTGTCGGTCCCTAGGTCCCAACCTAGGGTGGTAGCCTGCAACTGCAGGTGATGGGCCCAATTTGCCCAAGGTGG